CAAACCCTTTTTGCTTAGTCAAACACCTTTATTTAATAGTTTGACCACATGCTGAGCATGTTTTTGCTTTATTTTGAGATTTTTTAGCAGTTGCAGTAGGGGCAGTTGCTCCAAATTTTGGACGACCAAACCCAACTATTGAGATTAAAACTCCAGCCTTGTTCTTTTTATAAGCACGAAGTTGCTTGCAAACCTCTCCACCATTTCTTTGACTTCCAGATTTCTTTGAAGAAGTGTTTCCTTCAATACACCAAACAGTTCCATCTTCATTATCTTTAACAACAATTCCAACGTGAGAAATTCTATCAACGCCATCTGAAGGAAAATCAAAATAAGCAATATCGCCTGGTTCTGGATCTGCTATGTCAACATCAATCCATTGACCAGCCTTTTTAAATGCTGCTGCTCCACCTGGAGTATAAACAGTGTTAGGAACCTTTACTCCAGCCTCGTTAGCGCACCAGTTTACGAAAGACCCACACCATGGCTGAAAGTTAGCCTTTGTATAAGCGCCGTACTTTGTTTCGTTGTCTTTTGGTCCTTCAATAGTGCCAATTTCTGCTGTAGCAACTTCAATTAAACGTGCTGCTGTGCCTTGATCTGCCATTTTTACTTATCCCAATCTGTATCAACTGGTTGTTCTTCTGGCATTGCGCCATCTGGCTTTGCTGCTAGACGTGCTGCTGTAGCATCAATCTCTGCCTCTAATTTTTTATCTGCCTGAGTATTTTTGGCATCCATCTCTTTATTGGCTAATTGTGCTGACATTACATCTTTAGCACCAGATTGACCAATTAAAAGACCTGCAAGTGTTCCTGTAATAAAAGTAGCAACGCTACCTAAAACGTTAAAAAACATCTTATCATTTTCAGACTGTGCGCCGATAGGTTGCGACACAAATAAAAGACCATATAAAATTCCTACTGAAGTAAGAAATAAGATTGATCCTAATGTAATACCTAATATAAACTTTAATCTTGCATCTAAATCTTGTGGAGATAGTCTTTCTTTAGCCATTATTTGTTCCCCCTGTTGTATTTAAGTTTGACTCTGTACTTGTTTTAATCATATCTTTTGTGCATGTTCCAGATGCTTCACAAATTGGGGGATTGCATTCAGCCTTCTCCCAATTGTCAGGATTCTGACAAGGATATCTATAAAAACCCTGATAGCCACAGGATGTTAGTCCTAGGGCTAAAATAGTTGATAATAGGAATATGCGTAGTTTTGACATACTCCTATTATAGCAAACTTATTAGTCTTCTTTACGGATTCCTATGGTTGCAAACCATATGGCTACTGATGCTAGGGTTACATACCCAACCACCGTCTTTGCGCTACCCTCTAAAACCACCCATGCTACAAAGAAGCCAAGGAATGTAAAGTTTTCGTTTAGGGCTGCCATACCCCATTCTTTTAACTTTTTCATTTTATCTCCTTCTTCTAGGTGCAGCAGCAACAATTATTTGACCAGCAATAATTGTTACAACCACAATATCTTCTGCTTTTTCACGTTCTGGAATAGACATATCAGCACCTATGCTAAGCAAGGCTTTGCCTAACTCACATTTTTGCTCTTCTGTCAAACCTTCAATTGCTTCATCTGGATTAAAACAAGTAGCAACTGCATCTAATAATGCTGCTGGATTTTCTAGTACAAGCAATGCTGAAGCCACTTCTGCAGTAATAACAACAGGGTTACCGTTAGCATCTTCTCTTACTTCTACTGGTATTAATGGAGGAAGATCACGATATTCAAGTCCCGCCGATTCTATGTTTGCAGCAGTCACTGGTGCTCCCTCTGCTGCTGTTATTAATACATCTGAAACTAAATCTTTTTCTGCTAAGGTAAAAGAGCCATCCTGAGTTAAAGCATCAGATAGATTATTAACCTCTGAGGTAGTAATATCTCCATCTGAAGATAGTGCATCTACAACTAACGCTGCTTCATTTGCAGATAATCCACCTTCAGATACAAGTGCTTCAACTAATGATGTAACCTCTGAATTTGTAACTACCCCGTCAGAATTTAAAGCATCTAGAACTAAGTCTGACTCATTTGCGGTTAAGGTTCCGTCTGATATTAAATTATCAGTTAGTGTACTAATTTCTGAAGATGTTATTTCTCCATCAGACATTAAGGCATCTAACACTGCTTCTGCATCTGCTGCTGTTAAATTACCGTCAGCAACTAAATCTTCCACAACTGAAAGAATTTCTTCAACCGTTAATGGTGGCAATTCTTCAATAACGGGAGGTTCAGGCTCTACGGCAGGTGGCTCTTCAACTACAACAGGAGGTTCTTCAACTACAACAGGAGGTTCTTCAACTACAACAGGAGGTTCTTCAATTACAATAGGAGGTTCTTCAATTACAATAGGAGGTTCTTCAACAACAACGGGAGGTTCTATTTCAACTGCTGGAGGTTCTTCTGCAGGTGGCACTGGCATAGGTGCTGGATCAGATGGTTGCTCAACAGGAGGCTCTGGAGCAGGTGACGGTTGAATTGCTCCACCACCATTTAAATTTGCGCCTTGAGTAGCGGGTATAGAAACAACAACTTCTGCATATTCACTTACAGGCCCTGACCAGTTAGCAACTCTAATAGAATATGTAGCGCCTTCTGTCAAACCAGTTAATTCAATAGATTCTGGAGCGCCACTTGTATTATAGGTACCACCCTCATATGGATTTTCTGCATTAGGATCTTCAGTTTCTACCTGATAAAACCAAGTATTTGCTGCATACCCTGTTGGAAGTTCTGGCGCTATAGTAACTGTTGTACCCTGAACGACTGTTTCTAAAATTACTGGAGCAGGAGTAGGAATGTTGGTGCTAATTGCTGTAGTTAACTCTTGAGCATTTGTATTTAATTGTGTTTGTAAATTTGTTTTACTAGATACCGCTGAGTTTACGGTATTAGTTAAAGATGTTGTATTAATAGCATTTATTGCTGATGTATTTGTAGTATTTTGAGCAACTACTGGGGTAAGACTTGAGTTTAATTGTGCAATTGTAGCGTTTGCAGAATCTACTGCTGCTTGAATTGTTGAAGTATTTGGGTCTACATATGGAGTAAATTCTGCGCCTTGATTTATTTGTCCAGCAAATCCAGTACCAGTATTAGTGTTAGTAATTTGTGTTACCGTTCCATTGGTTGTTTCTCTATAATTAAACCTTGCTCCATTAGGTATTGGTCCGTTAGCAGTTACATTTGCTATCCAAGCACCATCATTTGGATTAACATCGGCATTAAATCTTACTTGAACCATTTGTGTTGAAGCATCTTGTTGTGGATAGGGGCGAAGGTCCCATGCAATATCTAAACTTGTTCCAGTAGTTGCATATGTAATTCCAGTTCCTGTGCTCCAGGTTGTCCAATCCCAGCCAGCAATAGATACGGATGGAGCATTTGGAGTTGAATAATAATTTGCTCCTTCATTTACACCAAATGTTATAGTTGCATTAGACCCAACAAATACATTGTTATATAAAGTTCCACCCATTTGCATTCCGAATGGAAGATTCATTTTAACGCCAGCATCGTCTACGCCAGCAAGAACATTAGTGCTAGTTCCAATAGTGGATTGTAAATTATTTACTGCTGTTTGGGCATTATCAATTGCAATGTTGGCTTGGGTTAGTTCGGTTTGAGCAGTTGTTCGTGCTGTCACTGCTACAGTTCTTGCTGCAGTTGCCTCAGATACTTGAACCTGTGCAGTGGATGTATCAATATTATTTATAGAGGTTTGTGCTGTTGTAATTGTATTTTTTGCATCTTGAACTACTTGTGAACTTTGATCTACTGGCGTAACAGATAAATCTATGGCATTAATTGTTGCGGTGGCGGTGTCTACTAAGGCTACATTTGATTGTGCTACCGCTACTGTGGCTGTTAATGTGTCTACCGCTGCTTGAGCCTCTACCCTTTCAGCAACTGCTACTGCTATGGTGGCTGTAGCAGTGTCTGTGGCTGCAATAGCCTGTTGGACCTCTGTAGTAGCCGTTGCAAGGGCTGTATCAACTGCTTGCTGGGCAGGGCTAACAACTACCTGCTCTTGATTGTCAGTAGCATATGCCTCGTTAGGCGCCATAATGCCAAAAATTGTTAAACATAGACCTACCCCCAAAGCCAATAATATTTTGCGCTTGAGGCTAGTCAATTATGTATAATCTCCAATGTGTAACTATATTAACAATTATACCATTTTTATACAATAAAAAAAAGGGCTAGCACTTGGCTAACCCTTTAATTTATAAGTAATATTACTTAATTAGTGCAACCTTAGACTTAGGATTCTTTGCGTTCCACTTTTTAGCAAGAGCATTGTACTGCTTTACGAAAGCAGCACGGTCAGTAATTGACTTAGCCTTTGCTGTTGCAACTTCTGCCTTTAGGCTATCAAAAATTCCCTGCATTGCGGTAATCTGTGCAACTAATGCTGCAAGAGTAGCGTTTGTGCTAGAAGAAGAGTTTGAAACTGTTGCTGATGCGGTTACTGCAACCTGTCCTGCTAGAGGTAGGGATGTACCACCAGTTGCTGAAAGTGTTACAGTGTTTTCAGTCAAAGGCATGTATACCTTATATGACTTTGCTGTATCTGTATCAGTTGTAACTGATGTTGCTGTAAGTGCGTCAGATCCTGAACCAAATGCATAAGTAGAAGTAATTCCACCTGTTGCAAATAGTGCTGAGTGTGTCTTACCAGAAACTGGAAGACCTACTGCATCAAGAACTTGAACCTTAACTGTTGCTGCCTCACCTGGAAGGTATGTAGCCTTATCAAATGAAATCTTTACAGTTGCTGCTGCTGCTTCTACACGAGTAGAAACTGGAGCGGAAACAATTGTTCCAGACTTAACTGTAATTGCTGCTCCACCAGTCTTAACACCAGTAATTGTAAATACGGCTTCACCGTTAACAATTGTTGTTGCTGTTGCTGAATCAGATACTGTTGTTACATCTGACGAATATGCATAAAGAGTTCCTGCTCCGACTGTTACGCCAGAAGCATCCTTTGCAACTGCTTTGACGGTAGTTGTATTTGCACCAACTGCAATAACAGACTTAACGGCAGTTGCTTCAATTGTTGCAATATCTCCGTAGAATGTTACTTTTTCTGTTGCAAGTACTGTACCTGTAATGGTTGTAATTGTAATTGTTCCAACTCCTGCTGTACCGTCAGCAAATACACCAATGTAATTTCCTGAAGGAATAACAACTGAACGACCAAGAACTGACATTGTTGTAGCATTAGTGCCATATCCAACGGATCCTGATCCAGTTACTGTAGCAAGAAGTGATTCTGAAGTTGTTCTACCTGCTGCATTTTTTTGTGCAATAACAATAACTGCTGCTGCATCTGTTGCTGCTGCTTTTGGAGCAAATACTGAATCATCTGCTGTTGCAGTAATTACTTCGCCTTTGTTAAGAATTGAAGTTGTTGTTGAAGCAGAAGGAACTGTATCTCCAGCACCAACTGTTATTGTCCATATAACTGATGGACCAGTTGATGGGCGAGTTGTAATAATTCTTGCCTCATATGTTCCAGCAACTGTTGGCGCTGCCAAAGTAACTGTAAACTTTGCTGTTACATATCCTGTTGTATTAACTGTTGAGTTAACATTTGCAGTCAAACTATCTCCTGCAATTACCACTGTTGCTGTGTTTGTTTCAAGCAATGTGAGTGTTGCAGACTTATTAGCCGTAGAAGGCTGTGCAAACATAGCAGATAACACAGTTGCTGTGTCTGCTGATGTTTCTGAAATATATGACAACGAAACTACTGCTGTTGCAGTCTCACCTACGAGAATTGAGTCTGTAGCAGAATCAATTGTCAAGGTTGGTGCAATAACCGTAGCATGTGTCGGAAGTGCAGATAATACGCCAAAGGACATGGCTGCAGCGAGTCCTAGGGCAATTTTCTTAAATGAATTCATTATTCTCCTTGTTTATTTATATTATGTTTAATCTATCAAGAAAATCTCTAACATCTTTAGGCATTTCCTTGTTGTCTAATTCTACCATATCCCTTTGTTTCTCTGCAAGTCGTGCAGAAGTAGACCAAGTATGAATCTCAATCTCATGGTTAGAATCTTTAGGTGTATGTGATATTGCTCCAAATACAGCGCCACATACAGCATCTGCTAGGTCCTTAGATTTTTTACGTGGATGATCAACCCTAGTATTTTTCATAATTTTGAGTTCTGACATCTCTTCCAGTAATAAAGGAATTCTTGGTATTGCAACTCTTTCTTCATATACCATCATTGCTAAGTCTTCGTAGTGTTTTTTAGCAACAGAAACAGTATCAGTTTTGATTCCTACTGCCTTTAATTCCTGTTGAATATCAAATGACTGCCAACGGTCAAAAGAAACAACCCCAATATTAAATCCCTGTCTGCGTAAATTAATGATCCATTGTTTTACTTCTGATAAATTAACTGGACCTTCCGCTTTTGGTTCCCACCAGGCAACTGCATCAACAATAACCATTGGTGCTACTTGTTCATAATCTTTAATAACTTGAATGTTTACCCATTTATCTACGTGAGCAATTGCTACAGCACACTTGTCATGCTTTTGTGCAAGGTCAGCGTGAATATAGTATATCTTTTCTGGATCAGGTTTAAATGATTCATCAAACCTTCTAAAATTATCAACTGGATTTCTTAATGTCATTACTTTTTCTAATTTTGCTTTATCTTTAAAGAATGCATCTGATGCAAATGTTGGTGTACATGCAAACCGCATCATTGCATCACCAAGATCTGTATAGAAT